ACATTACAAGACATAACCGAGGGTAGACCGAGAGAATAACCGAGGGTAGACCGAGAGAATAACCGGGGGATGAAAACGACAGGGAGAGAGACAGACAGTGACGAAAAATTGACGGATAAAAAACAATAGGGCCAAACCTTGGGCCAGAACCGTCAGAAAACTGTCAGTTATCAGGGGGTGAACCACTCCTTAATCAGGGGAGGGTCAGCAAACATGAGGGAAAACAAGGGGTTAGAAGCCTGTGCGATCAGCCAGGGCGAATGAAAGGTTATAACATAACGTCAAAACGAAGGGGGGGCCATGGGGGAAATCGACTTTCGTTAATCATTAATAAGGCCACACGGATTTTTACCCATTTTAAGTCCGGGTGTAACAACCTGGGGTAAAGACCCGGGGTCACAACCTGGGGTAAAGACTGAGGGATATAAAGGAGACCCTCTCTCCTGGGGTTATAACAGTAGCAATCAGGGGGATATTCAGGGGGTAGGCTTGGGGGTTGGTATGACATGTTTGTGATAATAGTTAACCGGGGTTGGGAGCCCGGGGACTTCACATGGCCTGAGTGAGGCGTAAGCCGAGGGAAGGCCATGAGGTGTACCTCAAGCTGCATCTTAAGCTGCACCTCAAGCTCAATCTTAAGCTACATCTGTAAGAAGGGAGGTCTCCACCGTCCTTGGCAGAGACCCCCGGTCTAAACAGGAGGTAGGCTTGGGGTCAATCTGAAGCTACAACCTAAGGTAATATCTTTCAGTTTTTTCTTTCAGTCTTCCCCATAGCTAAGCCATTTGGAATCCCTTGTCTCCCAAGGGCTCCTAAGGTCCACTACCTGGGGTTTACCTGTTGGAACTTTAACCAATAGTGTTATATCATAACATCCCAGAGAACCATCCTGTGGCTCCCCCATGCAGGTCATCACCTGTGGCCTCCTCAATGAACTTCTCCAGTTCCTGGTCCAGCAGCTCTTCCTTCCGCTGTTCCTCTGCACCAATCTGGTCCTGTTCCATCAGCTCAGTGAACCACTTGACCAAGATAGCCAGGGCATCAAGCCTGTCGTCATGGCTGAGGGCTCCCTTCTCGGCAGTAATCCGACTCATCTGGTAGAACAGTGAGTAGGCCGGGTCAGCCTTGGTTTCCTCGTGGTCCAGGGCTACAACCTTGGGATCGACGATGAGCCTGTGCTGCATCATCACGGGTTCCAACGTATCGATAATCCGTTGTTCTTTCTGCTGGTGGTTCTTCACCTCCTCAACAGTCACTGGGTAGATACGTTCCAACACTGGTTTAAGCAATGCCGTGAACATGCCATCACCAAAGTTATCCTCCACAACGATCTTCTCGATATTATGCTTCTTGGCAACCTTGGCTAATGACTCCAGTACCTCGGGGCTGTAACCACCTTTCAAACCTGAGGCTTCAGGGATGAACACGTTACCGTTGAGCATGTAACCCACGGCATAGGAGGTCTCATCCTTACCACGGCCTGAGGGGTCAATGGACATAACCCTGGTCTGGTAATCCGCCAGCTCTTTCGCCACATAGAAGGGCTCATAGAAACGATCACCAGTCAGCCCCAGGTTGGGTAGCTCGTGGATCGCATTCTCATGGCTGACAGAGTGTACAATCTCCGTTGGTCCTTTCTGGAAGGGTATCGACATCAGGGCCATATCGGAGAACTTCAGGGGATACTTATCGGCATCGCTGAGGCTTGTGTCCAACATGAACTGCAATGCGAAGCCAGACTTACCGTAAGACAGCAAGCGTTCCTGGAGGTCTTCATCCGAGAACCGGTCGGGGTCAGTTGTATGACCTGGCGTATAATTCTCATGGTCCGCAACATAAGGAGCCAACTTCCCGCCATAAGCCATGATTTGCTTGTCGCTGGGGAACAGGGCCGGCCATATCCGTATGTGGAAACCACGCTTCTCCATCTGGTTGTACAGAGACATCTCGTTCTGCGGTGTCCCGAGGAACAGTATCCTTGAGCTTTCCAAGGGTTTCAGGATCGCATCAAACTCCTTCACTGCCTCAGACAGTTTCTCCCTGGCAGTCTGGGTCTGACTATTGTTCACTACCTCGATGTCATCACCGATAATAACGTCAGCACGGGAGCCTGTGAGCTGCCCTGTGATGCCTACAGATTTAACCGAAGGGGAATGGTCAGGGCGGGCTGGTCCTACGTCAAAGGAGATCAGAGAGTCCCTCTGTCCCGGTTCTGACGATAGGTGTTCCAACCAGTCAATCGTGTTAATCAGCCTCTTGGTAAACGAGGAGAACTGATCGGCACGTTCCTTACTTGCAGAGACCACCATGATCTTAAGCTGCGGGTCTCTGTATAGAAGCCAGACGACATACGCTGAGGTAATCCAGCTCTTGCCCACACCACGGAATGCCTCAATGACAGAACGCTTGGGGCCAAACTGGAGGTAACTCGCAATGTCGTACTGGAGGGGTGTGGGGTCTGGTAGCGCCAGTTCCTTCCATATCAAGTAGAGGAAGACGCGAAAGTCCTTCTTAGTCTTTTCCTCAACAGATTGTGTCATAACTTATCCATGTCGTGTCTATACCGAGGTAAGGACTTCTGAGGACAACACAGAGCCGTACACAATGGTTTAGCCGTGTGTCAGGTCAGGTCATCCTCAGAAGCTCACACAGACGCTCTCAGCGCCTCTCAGTGCATAGGGTTGGTTGGGTCGTTCTCATCGAAGGATGGGAGGTTATCCCCCAGTTTCTCCAATGGGCTCTTACCCGTGAGCTTCACTTGAATATTGTTATCCTTGAGCATCCCTCGGATAACGCTAAGCTCGGCGGCAGTTACGGAACCATCCTGAACTCGCTTGGAGAGTTCCCGGACAGAATCGACCTGAAGCTCTTCAAGTAGCTCCATGAGTTCAGCGTTCAGTTCTTCCTTCATTTGTTCCGTCCTCTGTTCTTCTTTTTGCTCTGAAGCCGGAGGTTGCTCATCGCCCGGTTGGCTGGGTTGCGATCCTTATGGTCCACATCCTTGCCATCACCTTTCTTGGCGTTACCGGCTTTAATCATCTTCCGGCGACTCAGCACACGGTTTGACCTACGCTTTCTCTGCTCAGGCTTTCCGTGGTAGTCCCGGTACTCTTTCTTGTAATCTCTCTTCTTGGGCATATCCTTATGACCTCATACTTAGTGCTTTCATCAGGGTATCTACTGCACGTTTAACCCACCCTTTGCCGTACCTATCGAACTGGGCATACTGGGCATACTCATAGAGACGTAACTCAGTGAATACCCTTGCGGCTTGCTTGGGGTCTGACTGCTGGGCATGGCGGATAGTTGATGGCCCGAGGATTCCATCCACAGACGCACCAACAGTATCCTGGAGTAATGTCACAGCGGTATATGGCCCCATGTTGATCGCAGCGTCAGCCACGACCATGGCAAGGGGCGGGGGCAGCTCGTGCAACTTGAGGCCGAGCCAGAAGTCCTGCTCATAGATAGCCAGGGCATCTTCTGGACTCAGCTCTCGGATATTGACGTTAGGGTAGGATGCGGAGGAGATTCCGTACTTGGTCAAACCTCCGGGGTCATGAGGGTCAGTGGACAGACCACCTTCCCAGGAAAGGATATGCGCCAAGATCAATGCCTTGACGCTCATGTTTTAACTACTCCTTGTTTTTCAGGGTCTTGATTTCAACTCGAAGTTCGACTACGGCTTCTGAAAGTCTGCCCAGGTTTCCATCCATCTTGTCCAGAATCTTGATGAACCGTTCGCGGTTCTTTTTGTTCTGAGCCATCTGGTACTCCACACGGGACAGTCGTTTGTCGATCTCATCGATATTCTCCTCGGTTTTCATTGACTCCAAGGTCTCTAACCGATGATCGACATCGATTGTGCGTTGTGTTTGGGCGTACCAGAAGGGGATGAGGGCTATACCTGCGGCAACAATGACAATCAGAAACCACTTGGGTAGGGTTTTGAGGTGATCACTCATGACAACCGCTTTTTCCTCCCGCGTACCCAAGCTTGTTCCCATGCGGACACAAGCAGAATGTCGTAACCAAAACGATCAGATGGAAGGCCATAAATTATTCTCCCTGTTTCTGCTTTAGAGCCTCCACTTCCTGCTTTAGCTCTTTGATTGCTTCGACCATGAGGCCCATCATGTTTCCGTAGGCAAGGCTGTAACGGTCAGTCTCGGCGTTGTACTTCACAGCCTCAGGCAAGACCTTCAGCACTTCCTGGGCTATAAGACCCGTTTTGCGATCAGTCTCGACATCGGTTCTTTCATACGTAAAGCCGGTCAACTGGTCTACACGGTCAAGCGCCCCGTCGATAACTTTGAAGTCATCCTTAACGCGTTCATCCGAGTACTCCGTGATGCTACCATTCGCCGTGAAGTTACCAGAGACACGCTCAAAGGTGAACTTTGGGTAGATCCCGTTCCTGATCGTGAGGTCGCCTTTGTTCAGTTCAATACGGTTGTTATAGTTATCGTGGAAGATACGCATGTCTGCGTCATCACCGAAGCGAACCGACTTAGTGTTAGGCCACGTGGTGTGTCCCCCGACCGTGTCGTCGGCGTTCGCCCGGATGAAGTTACCAGCAGTCAGACCATTGAGCTTGTCACTGTCTGCTGCCTTGGCACCGGTTCCCAGTTTCCCATTAAGGGTTGACTGGAGGTTCGTGATATCCGAGATCGCATGCCCATGGCCTACAGGAGTCTTGTCGTCTAGTGCATTCTGAAGCCCTGAGATAGCGGCAATCTCATGGCTGTGGCTGGAGTCAGCCTTACCATTCAGAGCCGTTTGCAGACCGGAGATGTTGCTGATCGAATGCCCGTGAGAGGTATCCGCCTTTGAGCTGGGGTTGAAGTTACCCGCATGCCAGATCAAGTTGTTATTGACCTTTAGCTCACCGCTACCGGACGATCTCTCAAAGTTGAGATCATCATTGGTCTCGGTTCTTACCATCCATATACGGGTACCGTTGGCAAAAACGTCGAATAGAGCTCTGCCATTCTCATCCGCCTCGAAGGTGAACGTACGACCAACAGTGTTAAACGTCACATTATTCGTGAAGTGCACTGCACCATTGAACGTCTCAGTCGTATCCGTCCGAGCATAGCTGGATGCCTCAACACCTGACAATCGAGCTGAATCGTAAGCCGTAGCCGTAGTGCCAACCTTGCTGTCCAAGGCTGCTTGAAGGCCTGATACATTACCAATTGTGTGGTTGTGGCTATCGTTACCCACGGTCGCATTCAGGGTCACGTTACCCGAGCCATCGAAAGAGGCTGAACCATTGAGGTCGCCACTCAGAGATAGCTGGATGCTTGTTGCCCATTTACTGGCAGAAACCGCATTCGAGTTCAAACCGAGGTAGAGACCATCGGCCAAGCTTCGAGTAGGCACATTGTCTGAACCCGTGCCCACGTTCTTGGTACCGGCACTCCCAACCCCAAGGTTCGACCTTGCAGCAGAGGTACTGTTCACATCCGAGAGGTTGTCTCCCCGGCGTAGGTAGACCTGGGGAATAGGCACGGTGCCATAGATCAAGTCGTCGTTGACGATCAGCTCTTCGCCAACATCCACGAAACCAACCTGGGGCAAGGTACCTGGGACTGAGATCACCCAGTATTTTCCCTTGTCTTCTATCTGAGGGCTCGGAATCGGTAGTGTCCCACCTGACGCATCATACTGAGAGATGTAAATCCGGGCACCGTTGACCGCAGCTTGCGCTTGCTCTGCGTAGTGGCGTGAGGAGTAGAGACCGGGTTCGACCTCTTGTCCCCCAGGCTTGGAAGCCCACTCCATGGACTTTGCCTCATGTGCCGCAGAGTTGGTCTCAGAATTGGATGCATTGCCTTCACTGGTGGCCGCAGCCGAGGCAGAACCTTGGGCCGAAGTCGCAGAATCTGAAGCCGAAGTCGCAGAACCTTGAGCGGCATCTCGAGAAGCTTCAGTGTCAATCTTCGCGTTTTGGGCACTGCCCTCGTAGAACTCCGCGTTAGACGCCGCGTTTACAGCAGCGGCGCTTGCATCCGCAGCAGTCGTGCGGTCTTGCTCAACCTGGGTTGCCGAGGAGACAACAGTATCTTTCAGCGTACCGGTGAGAACACGATCAGCCTCAGCTTTACGCGCCCAATGAAGAGCGGAGTATTGACCTGGGGCTACCGGAGAGTCTTCAGCTTTAGTAGCCCAATCAATCGCTTCGTAGGCCCAGTGTTTTGCACTGTAGGTGCCTGAGCTTTCTACGGTCTGACCGGGCGTCTTCTCTGCCCATTCGTGCGCCTTGGCCTCGAAACCAGCTGCACCAGTCTCTGCGTTCTCCGCTTGGGCCTTCGCTGTTTGAGCATCATCCCGTGCAGACTCAGCGTCTGACACCCGGCTCTCAACTTGAGCAGTATAGTTATAGGCTTCAGTCGCAGCTGTGATCGCATTCTGAGATTGATTAGAGGCAACGTCTCTGGCACTGACAGCTGCGTTTTTAGCAACCTGTGTTTCATCCTCCAAGATATTCACGTTGGTCTCGGCATTCAGAGCTGCCAAGGCCGAATCAGCAGACGACTGAGCTGAAGCAGCAGCCGCGTCTTTATCCTGTGAGATACTATCCCGCAGGTCAGAGTTAATGCCGTACTGGTCGTCCACGTATTGGCGGTTGGCCGCATCGGTATTAACCTGGGGATATGCCAGGTCTTTCAACCGACGATCAATCATTGAGAACGAACCATCAGGCTCAGGCTTCACACTGTCCCGAGCCAGGTCGTATGCTTCCTGCATGGCGTAGAACACTTGGTTCGCACTGTCGTCCAAGTCACGCTCGGACAACTCAGCGGCATTCACAAAGTCCACGGCGCGATGCTGCAGGAAGGTATTACGGTACACCGTGATGTCCGCAGGTTCGGTCAGAGCGTTGTCCAGTTTGATAGTCGCGGCATCCACAAAGGAGAAACCGAACTCTTCCAGACCATTGATCGAGACCTTTACGTCATCCTCACTGATGTACTCAAAATCGAAGACAAACGTGTCGTCTCCAGTCTCAGTGTCATTCTTGGTGTATATTGTCCTTGAGAAATAACTTTCAGCCATATCATTCATCCATGATTAAGTTGTTGATTGGGTACGCCGCGTAAAACGACTTGAGAGGCATAAGGTTCATAAAGTTCCTCATGGTATTGTCGTCAGCCTTTCCTTGGGTCAGATCACCGAAGACCTGGGCACCGCTCTCTACCATCGAAAGCGCAGGGTTGGCGACCAAGGCGTCTGCCGCAGAGTTTGCGTACCGCTGTCCAATGGCCGGGTAACCAAAAGGGGTGCTGGCCTTGTTGTAAAGACTGAAGGCACCACCAAAGGATGTGGTATATCCCAGACCACCAAGGGCGATCTTATCGGTTGTCATGTGGTTCTCTTCCCACTCTTCCCGCTTGTCGTCCGACATCCCGGCCATCTTTATCTGATTCCGCCCCATGTACCAAAGAGTGCCTCCCATAACCTCACCCATAAACGTGGTATACGTTGAGAGTTGGTCCATGTTGGCCATCTTGTTACCGAGGCTTTTGTAGATACCTGACAGTAGAAGGGTCTGGAACTGGAACAGGAATTGACCAAGAGGTCTCTCCGTCCAACGGACACGTTCACCACTCAGAACTCGGAGGGTTTGGTTACTGGACATGCGGTACATCCCAGAGAGGAACTTGTCGATCAATTCCTCATCGACCTCTCCATCTGAGCGGAGCCACTTCTCGAACTTGAGGGTATTTACTGAGTCACCGAAGACACCCTTGGATGTTTCGACGGTTCCAGCCATGTGACCTGCTACCCTTTCGTAATCGACCTGGGAGAGACCCAGCTCTTCCTTGGTGAAGAATAACCTGCCATTCTTTTTGGCCTGAGCCGCGCTCTTATCCAAGGCCACAGTCCATAGGGTTCTTCTGGCGAACTGGTCGAAACCTCGCATCAGGGACACCGTCGAAACCGTTTTCATAGCCGAATGTCCAAGCCGTGCGGCAAAGGTCGTCGAACCATAGAGCCCGGTCTCTTCATAATGGTTGAAGTACATGTTGTAGTACATCTTGTCCATAGCGAAGCCTTGCTTCTCGATCTCTTTGGCCAGGGCCACCGAGTTCTCACGCAGGACAGGCACAGCTTTGAGAGTTGCCGCGACACCGCCACGGAATACGCCACCGACGAACTCAGCCATACCCGCAAGACCAGCCATACCGAGCATTACCACGGAGTTGTATTGGAGCGTTGCTGACATAGCGGCTTTCTGCTTGGCTGTCATTCCCTTGAAGTGGGTTGGCTTGTTCCGCACGTTGTCGATCATGTCGTCAAAGCGTCCAAGCTCCTTGTTGATAACCGATTGGTCCATTTCCTCCTTGATAAGCTCATCGTTTATCTTCTGACGAGCCGCTCGAATCTTGCCGGGACCGGACAGGCCCTTGGAGGCCAGAGCAGCTTCACCAGCCATCTCTCGGGTATATTGCTCCGAGATTGCAAAGGCGTTCGTGTTCATAACATCCCGGAGCGCGATCTGTTCGCCTAACTCCGCGTCAGACCTTGCGAAGATATTGAGGTCAGCCCTCTTCTTCATCCGGTCGATGTAATCCTTCTTATTAACCTGCTTGTTGGCCTTCCTGTCTGCCAGAACCTCGAAGACTTCCTCAAGGTAATCATCCGCAGACTGACCCACAGCTTTATCTTCCTGTGCAATATCCTGGAGAACCTCCCGCATCTTCTCTTTATCCTTGAAGATATCATCGAGCGATTCCATTTTATCTCGACGGAGAGCCTTCACCATGCCACGGGCAATGAGTTCTGCCGCAGCTTTAGGAAGCGTCTCGTTTGCCTCTTGCAGTCCATTCCTGAAAGCAGAGACCAACCGTTTCTCACCCCCGGCCTTATTCAACTCCTTTTGAACGGCCACCGGCTTGTACATCCGTGGTAGGTAATTGGCGTCCAGAGACCATTCGTCAGACCCTTCAACACCATAACGCTTGGCAAGCCGTGCGCTCATAGCAACCCGCTCACGGAGAATGTCCGCAGCTTCGTCCAGAGCCGGATTACCTGACCGTTGGCCAGTTATCACGATATCGAACACCTGATCACCCATCTCTTCAGTCAGATCGTATTGCTTGTTGATCTGGTTCAGGGAGATGTTGTTATCCTTCATGTGTTGCTGCACACGCTTTGCCAGCCGGAAGTTTGTCTGCTCGATGATGCCGTTGGCCTTGCCCTGTGACAGAAGGTCCGCAGCAACCCCTTGAGGCTGATTCTTGGATCGGATGGGGTTCGAGTACAGGATATGACCGAGACCTCTCATGGTCTTACTGAGGCTCTTCTGAACGGTCCCGTACAAGTCTTGTCTGTGAATCTTACCGGCCCACGACTCACCAGCACCTTGTGTCACTCCCTCCAGATCATCCAGATCATCATCCTGTGCCCTGACCGAAGCATGTACCTCATCACCGAAGCCGCCTTCTTCTTCAGGCTCAAACTTCCAGTAGCCATCATCTTCGACACGTTGGGTCCATTTGGAGTTACCCTCGGTAATCTTCCCCAGCTCTCGGGAGGCTTGTGACCTCAGGTCATTCGGGAGGTCTTCATCATCGGCCTGTTTCTGCAAGCTCTTCTTAATGATGTTCAACCTCTCGATTGGAGCCATCTGCTCAAATGTCCGATAGACTGCCGCTCGTGAGTTAGCATCGACCATAGTTTCCGCCGCTCGTCTCACATCTTCCTTGGATTCATCGAACTCCCGGCTGAACTTCAGGCTATTCGACTCCTGGTCCATGATCTCGTCGTATGCCTTGGCTTTCTCATCCTTGAGAATCAGCTCTGGGTTTCGTTTGACCCTGCGTTGTGCCCGTTTGTTAGCCCGCTTCTTGACCTTAGCCGTGTCGATCAGCGAGGGCGTTTCCTGGGGTTTCAGACTCAGGGGTACATTACCGGGGGTTTCCTCTGCCACATCCGCCGCATCAGCAACCACTCGTGTGTCTACGGTCTTCTCAACACGCTCCGCGCCTTTCCTTGCGCTTCGAGCCGTGAGTCCACCTACAGCGCCACCAAGGGGAGCTGCAAACAGGAGGGAATAACCTACCTCAACCATGGCATCCTCAGCCGTGTAGTTGTCATTGGTATAATTCTTGATCCCACCATAGATAGCCGCATCTGCTGCCGTGGTCCCGACGATCTCAGCCATAGCCATAGCACCTCGGGTTTTGTGAGCCATCTGGATACCTCTGGTCAATGCCGCTACACCAGAGCCAGCGCCCATAGTGGCCGCCGTGGTTCCTAGAAATACAGGGTCACGGGTCATGGAGAGCATGTTCGCCAAGAAGCTGGCACCTATAGATGTGGACGCATGGGTATAAATATCCTGCTCACGTTTCAGTCGCTTCGATAGGTCACGGGCGTGTTCTTCACTCACCGCTTCCTCATAGAAACGCTCCTGCATAGCGGGGTTCAGGTTCTCAACGAGGGGTTGTATATCTTCAGACTTGGGGTCGAAATTCTCCTGCTCTTCCCAGTCCTTACCGCCGAAATTAACGTGTGTAAATTCATCGAGGTCACTCGCTATGTTGGTGACGCTCAGGTCGGTAATAGAACCTTGGCCATACTGATTAACCGCATCTCTATAACGATCAGCCTTCTGAGCCCCACGACGAAGAGACTCTGCGCCTGCACTCCGACCATCCGTAGGGACGAAAGGACGGGTTCCTTCAAAGGGGTTTGCCTTGGGGGTTGAATTACTGTTTGGTTCCATCTGTCACCTCTGAGAGATGGGACTCCAAGTGATGAAGTCCCACCGTTTTAATATGGTGTGGGTTTCTTGATCGATCTATCTTCTTCAGGCAGTTCACGTAGTACCTGTAGGACTTGGCTTGGATGAACCTGGGGAGCCAACGCAAAGCCGTTCTTGTGTTTAATCTGAATGGCACCGGGTATCTCTGGATGTGAGGTAATCTGAATGGTTCCATCGCCATTAAATGCGTCATCGAGGTTATCTATCTCGAAGTCCATACTGGGGTTTGTGTCCTCAAACTGACGTTCCCACTCCGGTAACATCCTCTCCACAAAGTTTCTCATCACACCGTAAGGCTCTTTGTCCTTATCCACCCGACCGTTCTCATTGGTCCAGGCACCGAAGTCTTCCGCAGATCGAATCTCACGTTTGAATGAGTCGAGGAAAGCCTTACCGTTACGTCCCTTGAGTGTGAAGCTGTCACCAAACCATTGGGATTCTTCCGTGGTGTTGTAATCCGCAGATAGACTTTCGACCGTAGCTGTGAACGCGGCATCCATCGGCGCACTCTTCATGGTCTGTAGCCTTTCTTTCAGCTCTGGCATGTACTCGGTGCCATACCTATTCTCATAGTCAGACATGAGGGTTTGGTACTTCTCACGGTCCTGCCAGGAGGTATGTTCAGCCGAAGGTCCAGACTTGCGGTTCTCAACATGGTTCTTCCATCCCATCTGCCATGAACCACCATAAGCCTCCCTCAGAAGGTCCATCGAACGGAGGCGACCACGGGTCTCAGCATTGCGATCACCGGGGAAGTAGGTCTTCAAGGCTTCCGTCATGCTTCCACCGAAGGCACTGGCCACTTGATCGAGCGCCTGCCCATACTGAGTGATCTTCTCAGGGTCGAACTCTCCGTCTGGGTTCTTCACGATATTCGCAAAGTCCGTCATCTGAGTCTGAACTTCCAACGGAACATACTTGAGGTTCTTCTGATGCTGTTGGTAGGCCATTTGATACTGCTTGGCTTTCTCCGGGTTATCGAAGGTTCCATCCTCATTCATATTCGACCTGAGTCTTGCCAACTTTTGGCCAGACTTCTGGTAAGCCCCGTCGATCAACATGCGTTTGGCCTGTTCACCAACTTTATCGGTTAGACCATTACGATCTACAAGACCATCCACCAAGATATTCAAGCCTTCCTTCGTCTCGGGTCTCTTATCCTTCAGAAGTGAGAATATGACGTTCCTACCAGAGGCTTCCCGTTGACCAGACATGAGCCAGTCGTGGTGTGCTTCCTTCTGTTGTGCTGATTGGAATAGACCCTCTTCATCCATCATGTTGACGGTACTCCGGGCCTGTCCCTCGGTCAGCTCCGGGTCATTGTGAAGTTCGTAACTGAGGTCCATGTATTCCATCCGGGCCTGCTCCAAGCGTTCTTCCTCAATGCCTTCCGTGGCTGTGGTCAACTGGATACCAGCTTGTGACCGGAAGCCTTCGTCAAACTTCACGTTATCCACAAGGTCTTTTGCCTTATCGTACTGACCTGCTTGGTTGTACTGTTGGGCCAGGCCGACGAGAACCTCCTGTATCTCTTCAGGCCGTTTCTTATAGAGACCCTTCTGGTTGATCCCGTCTTGATACGCCTGATTGATGAAAGCACCGCGTTCACCGGGCTTGGCTTCTGCCATACCTGAGGTCAGATACTCCACGAACTGACGACCACGTTGCTGCTCTTCGTAGACCGTTTGTTTTTCCGTGGCATACCCGCTCATCTCAGATAAGAAATTCTTCTGGTACTTCTCTCGGTTATCGGTATCACCGTAACCACTGAAGAGAGCCCCGAACTCTTCCATTTGCTGGACCTCACCCACCACCGTCTCTGCCGGGAGTCCTTCAAGGTTCTGTTCTTCAAGTTTCTTTTTGATCGCCGGGACGTACTTCGCCTTATTCCTTTGGTATTGGTGGCGGTCGGCCATGTCTATCTCTTCCTGCTCTCGAACCTTCGTCCGAGCATACTGACCTGCCATCTGGTTTACCGCCCCAGCGGCCCTCTGGAAGTCCTGCTGCACGGATGTACCGGAGGCTGATGAACTCTGAGAGGGAGCTGAGGCGACACGGCGGGGGGAGGGCGAAAAGATGCGGCTATTGGGTTGCCTGATGTCGCCTCTTGCCATTATATGACTCCTTTACTTCCTGAACCGTTGCTTTGTCCTATCTTCAGGCTTGAACCGATTGAGGCACCTGTTGCCGCACCTTGAATACCAGAGGAGACGACTGAAGCCCAACTGAACTCAGGACTCTGCCACTGTGATTCGATCCGACTGTCCAAGGCTTTCTGAGACGCTTTGGTCTCCATCTCGTAGGCAGCACGGCTGTTATCAAGATCGCGTCCCAAGGTTGCCAGAGCTTTCGCAGCCTGTTCTTGGAAGCGTTGGGATAGGTTATTGATGGAGCGCCCGGTTAAACCTGAGGCTCCACCTCGGGCTCTGGCTTCTCCCTGTTTTTCGAGGGATTGAAGCTTGATGCTCCGTTTCTGTTGGTTGATTTGGTCTTCGGTCTGGGCCTGACGGATGTTCCGTGAGCGGTTCTCGTAGGTTGTATTGAGAACCTCAGCGTCCCACATCGCGGCGTTGTACTCGTTGGCCTGCTCAATGGCTTTGGATTGTCCGTAGGCGTCCAGACCCATCTGAAGGCCTCCCATTACGAAGGCCCCAGCGACTGCTGCCATAGGTCACACTCCTTGTGGTTGTGGGACTAACCTTAGGTCAGTCCCGAGGTTGAGACTAGATGCGACGGCTTCTCTGATTGAAGAAACCTTCCCATGTGGCGGATTGGAACTTGAAGCCGAAGACCTCGTGGTTCCTGATACGAACTTTAACGGCGCCGGAACGACCCATTATTGGCGCTGAGTACCGGCCTGAGGTGACTGGCACCTTGCCAATCAGGTTGTCCAAACGACCGAGAACACGGCCTTGGAACAACCGTGTCCGGGTTTCCCGAGCCAATGTCTCCACCTCAAAGATGAAGTTCGTCGTGTCGTAATACTGGATGTTTAACCGCTTGAGCTGTAATCGACCACTGGAGTAGGCCGTGCCGTCCCTGTCTCGAACTTGGAATGGCGAGAACTCGTAGAGTACGTTTATTGGGTAGCCCTTATAGAAGCGCCCGTCGATGGTCTTGGTGACCTCACCAGGTTTTAGGTCCGCTGGTAAATACTCCGTGTCTCGATACTCATAACTGTCGAGAAAGACCGGGTGACCATGGAATTGCTCCAGTTCGTCATAAGCCAACTCAATGGTCTCAAGGAAGGTCTCGTTTATAGGTTTCCCATCCCCTTCCTCATCTATCTGCCTTTCGATAAGGAATGAGAGCTGAGTGTTGTTGACCGATAGATCAACCACGTTTCCCGAGAATTCCCACTTGGACCATGCGGATTGCACTCGCTCATTATTCTTATCGAAGTAGTTGTAGACATACACCGTGCTTGAATGTGGACCAACCTGCGGGTCAGACGTAAGGAGGAACAGCGCATTGATGGCTGTATTGCCCACCATCTTCAGGACATTCCCTTCGATGTACTCTGGGACATGAGCGGTCACATCCTCAGTATTAAACTGGTAACCATCACCAACTGCGAAGAACTCTTTGACTGCTTTGTGTTTACCGCGCTTGGCCACAAAGTAGACCCTGTTGCCAATGGCTTGGGGTTCAATCGAAAGATCAGCTTCATCAGCGGTTGCCATACGAGCCATGATGGAGCCAGCCGTGAATACTTCGTCCTGCTGAAGGACGTACTGCTTTCGGTCAGTCCAGAGAATCAAGGCACCTGCACCGGGCGTCATGTGCCTGATGTTGACCACATCGTTGGTATCGAGAGACACTTCAATGGCATCGCTGTCTACGGTCGTGGCCACGGTTGTGGGAAACAGGTTGAAGAACTGGTTGACCTCAGAGATCGTCAAAGTATCGCCACTGGCCATTACTAGACGGTTTTGGTGTAGGCCTATGGCAGTGATACCTCGGGGACTGATCACAGTCGCGTCTTCCATGTTCTGCTCAGACATAAACGAGGGGAAGGGCGCTGAGTCATTATCACCAACACCACGGGGTTCCCATGGGGCCGTTGTAAGCTCGAAGTATATACCCAGGGCGTTATCGGTGGTCACTCGCCCTATGTCCTGCCTACGGTTAAGCAGCAGGGGCATGGTCTTTAGGTCAAACCTGTTTTCAGTTGCGAGACCAACGGCCTCTGTCCAGATGCCTTGAGACCCATCCGAGCGGTCAAACTCCAGCCAGTAACCATTGGCTTCATCTCCACCAATGTCGCCACGTACCTGAACCTTGTAACCATCGGGCACGTTGGCACCCGGTAAGTCCTGCTCAGACATTATGTTTCTCTTGAAGGCTATTAAAGCAGAGCCACCCAAGGAGTCGTTTGCTTCGAGCGTGAAGTCTTCTGAAGAGGACACATGGACCACGTTTCCCTCAGCTACGGCGATGATGCCTGTCTCATTGATAACCTCTTGGGCAAGACTCGCAGCAATCGACTCGGTGCGTAGACCATCTCTTGCACCATCAGCGGTAGTTTCAGGGGTCTTCACGTTATACAGAGTATCGTTGATCGTGACGTTATAGTTCACGGCGTAGTCCGCTTGGCGAACCCAGAGTAATGCCTCAAAGTTAGGACGCCCGGTTACACCTGTGGTGACCTGAAACTTTTCTGAGGATACAGCCATCGTCTTCGGATACCACTTGCCATTACTACTATAACCCTCCCAGTTAATACTAAGCTGTGAACTCTCGGAAACTTCGATGGCTTGGCCAGGCGCAACCGTAATAAATACCTCTGAGCCTTTAACACCCGCGTCGAAACCCGCAAAGTCTTCGGATAAACGAACAGCTAGACGGGAAGCAATGGATGCGGGCGAATCCCTGAAGTCAAACTGGTAGGTTTTACCGTTGATGGTGTATCTGTAGTAACTGTAACTTCCTTGCGCTAGAAACAAATCATATTTGCCAATGCTCCGATAATTATTACTACGAATGGACAACGTGTACTGCCGATACTCCGTGACCGTAGGCTCGGCATCGTCATCACTGTCCCCAATCACTCGCCGGGTCGGGAACGTGCGATTCAGGATAAGCACACTGTCCTTAATTGGTAGGAGCTGGAAGGCCTCTCTATGTGTCCAATTACCCACAGGGTTGAGATAAGGAACGTCCTTCAGTGAGCCACCAGTTATATCCAACTGCTTCTCAAGCTCTTGGCTAATGTCTACGGGATACTCGGTCCCGGCATCACCATCGTAAACCTTGAGCTTCTGACCACCGTCATCATTTAGGACGACCCGATAATGCTCCCGGACATCCCTGTGATAATCCATGATGTAGGCTTGATCTGCGGAGATACCTGAGGGGCCATTCAACTTGGTCGATGGGCGGGGGGATAGCCCTGTGACAAGGGAGTTCCAGCAGTTGATCTGTTCCTCACACTGGGTCGGTAACCTCAGGGCTGGGGCTTGTTGAGAGACTCCACCTACCAAGTTGGTTATTTCCTGAGATACGAGTTGTCCCATTAGTGAAGACCTCCTGTTAGTGCCCGAGAAGTTGGGTCAATAAGCCCACCGTCCGTGTGTTGCTTCGAGGAGCTTCGGTAGTTATCCCGAGCTATCCCTGGGTTATTCATCAGACTGTAATTACCAGCCTCCAGTTCTTCAGCCTCCAGATGAGCAAGGGCTTCCTGCTCGTCCCGCAAGTGGTAACGCGCCAGCGCATCTGACCCGAGGAAGTCATTCTGGAATATCCGGGAGGCTTTGACCACGATGTAGATTTTGACTGATTCAGGGAGTTCGTCCCAGTCGAGACCCACCACGAGCGTTGCTTTGATAGTTCCCCCCATCTGATATGTCCGATTGATCACATCATAGAGTTTACGACCTCGGGCCTGGAACTGTTGACTTCCTGTGTCCAGCTTCAAGGTATTCCGTGGGAGCTGAATCTCCTTCTTATTGTTGGGAATCAATTTGGCGTTTGGGGTTGTGTTGAAGTACCAGCCGAGCCGTTGGATGTCCCGTGAGCTTCTCTCCAGTTGGAGTTGAGCCAGTCGTGATTCGGAGAGGCCTGTTCCTACGGAGTTTACCGGGGCTTCACCGATGGAGGCCAATACCTCGTTCACAGCGTCTAGTTCAGTCATTGGGCCTAGCATTCTGACCTCCTTTGTGATAATGGAAAAAATAGGCCACCACCCGGAGGTGATGACCTTAAGATGACCTAAGCATTAGCTCGGGTCTTTACGCCTTATACGTGGTACTTCTCGATAACCACACACATACCCGGACGCAGGATGTCGTGACCGACAGCCAGTTTACCCAGGATGTTGTGACCAAGACGCAGCGGCTCAGGAACGTGAGTTACGTTCAGGTCCAACAGCTTGGTGGTGGCAATCGCGTCTTCCACGAATACCAGACCAACGACGTTGCTGTAGTCGCCACGGTACTTGGCGGCGTTACCAGAACCGAACTCTACGTCAGACAGCGGCTCAGGATCGTCTACCAGACCGGCAGACTCATCGGCACCCGGCAGGTTGTTGGACTCCCAGACGTTGATACCGGCGATACGAGCCACGGGGCCAGTAGCCTGCATGGACGGATCGACAGAACCAGCTACGTCCTTGTTCAACCAAGTGATCGCGGTAGCGTCATCCTGAGAGATGTTAACCAGGGCTTCGATCTGCTCTGGGCCGAAGACCACGTTGGCGTTCTTACGGATGCTGTTCTTGCGGAACTGAGTCCGGGCCTTGTATAGGGCATCAACCAGGGCAGCACCCCTGTCCTCGTCACCAGCAGAAGACAGCATGACGTTCTGGGTGTAAGGCTCATCCGGCAGGGTCTTAAGACCGGCAGCTACAGCCTCAGAGTTACCGGTGATGTAACCAGCCTTGGCCATCATGCGGAAGATGTTCCGGTCAACGAGACCAGCCAGAGATTCGGCACACTCGGTGCTGTACTGTTCGCGCACATCATAGTGCAGAATCGCTTCCTGAATGTCCGGGATGAACACAGGAGAGATCGCGATGTCGTCAATGGTGACGGTGCGCTCAGCGTGGCCGATCTGATTGGTTTCGATCAGCTTACCGGGAGTGTGGTACTTCGCGGTGTTCTTACCGATCAGCGGGAAGCTTGCGGATTTACCATTATTGATGGTGCGAACCCGAGTTAGCTTCATGGCGATGTGCAGGTCATGGAACATAGTCATGACTTCGCCGCCATACTTCTGCAGGAACAGAGCACGGGAATCGCCGGAGTTATCGTGCTGACCCGGCTGAGAGAGAGTTTGATCTGAAGGGAATACCATAAAGTGTTTCCTTAATTATTGAGTGTCTTCCGTGATTATGTCTAGACATTGAGACTATTTAACCGAAGGTCATCCAACCATCGGCGTTCATTCCTTTCTTGGAGGCCTGACCTGCAGCCAACCTCTTGTCGATCTCGGCTCGATAAGCTTCGCCAATACCATCCTTCCGGCGATACCGGGGGTCTTGCATGGCTTCCATCAGATCACCATCCGATTGAATTGGCTTAAGGCCTGCCGGGGTGTTGCCATTCACACGGGTACCCTCGAAGCCGTTAGCCTCGCGATACATAGCCTGGAGTGCTTTCGTGGCCACTTTCTTGGCCTGAAGATCAGAGCTATCGAAGACCTTGTTGAAAGTCTCAGTCTCACCTTCTTCCAGGGCGTTCTCAGCCCACTTTTGCATCTCCTCGTATTGCCCCTTGCCACCGACCATGTCGTGAATCTCACGGTCGTGCAGTTGGAGTTCCAGCTCTCGGATACGGCTATCGGCGTCCGACCCATCAGACTCGGGGTTATCATCTGAGGGGTCCTCTTCCTGAGAATCACCTTCGTCGTCGCCTTGGGACTTATCTTCGCCACCGGTCGGTTCGTCACCACCAGAGTTCTGTCCCTTCAAGTCGTTGTATGCATCAATCAGTTGCTCCATCGACTCAAAACCGTCAGGCAGACCATTCGGCTGGTCGTCCTGTTCTTCACCCTCGGTTGGGGTTTCAATCGGGTCGCCATTGGCGTCTGTCACCCGAAGATCGCTGGTATCTACTTGCGGGTCTTCACCGCCTTCCTGACCCTCTTCAGGGCCTTTGTTATTGTCCTCTCGGGCCACCTTGACCTCCTTGCATCATCTGTTGGATTGCTGCGGTTCCACCTTCTTGTCCGAGCTGTTGCATCATCTGTTCCTGCTGACGGGACTTGCGCTGTTCTGGCGTGAGAATCAGACCTTCCGTGTCGATACTCAGGGCTGCAGCCATACGCGATGCCAATTCGCTGAAGTTGACGTACTCCTGAAGAACCTCAGGCCCCAGGTTTGCGAACTGGCTGATGAGAACTTGAAGCTTTTGAAGCTCCTGCTCTCGTCCCAGTGCGTTAATCCCTGTGATAATCTGTGGTTCCAGAGTGTCTTTGGGCATCTCCGGGAGCTGGCCTGCGGAATGCAAATAGCCAATCTCAAGGTCTGCGATAGGTTTCTGCAGCGTGTTTGCCAACTGCGTGAATAGACCGCCAAGACCCTCTTCGAGCATCTGGGTAACCTGACGGATTTCTTCTGCGGTTACACGCTCCGCGTCCCTGCGGATGGCGCCTGTCATCAGGAATGACTCTTGGAGACGTTGGATGACTTCCTGTCTCATCTGCTGGGCTATCGCAAAGTCGCCATGCTTATCCATTTGCAACGCCGTGACATCTCCATCGTTCCCTTTCACGAACCCACCGTTCGGAGCTTTCTCCAAGGCTGCGGGTTTCGCTGACGCACCGGGCTTAACGAGGAATATAACTTTGGCTGCGGCGACTGAGGCTTGTGTGATCGCTTTGGTCAGAACCTCAAGTGTGTTGAAGTCTCCCATGTGTTCTTCGACGTAGGACCGTCCATAGTCTTCGCCATCAACTTTGACCAGCCGTTGAGCGACCCAAGGGTTCTTCCCTTTGGGATACATCGAATGGGAGGTCTCGATCTTGACCCCTGCGACTTCTTGGTATGACTGCCAACGCTCTCCATGCGTTTTGTAAATCCGTGTGTAGACCTTTACGTCTTGCTCAGTCTTACCTTTGGCATCCTCATCAGCGGCAACGTGGGCCTGTGCTTCTGCCGGTAGCTTATCCTTGCTGACAGACTCACAGATGATGATCTCACTGGTGTCGCCTTCAGAATCACGTTCCACCACATATTGGCTGAGAGAGTAAGCCCTGACGCTCTTCTTTCCGTAGTAGAGCAGGACGTTACCAGCCACCAAGAGGTGCTTGAGTATGTAATGAAGCCGTTCCCGAGTGTCCTTGTTCTCGATGTTTTTCATCGCGATACGCTCGATAGAAGCCAAGGTTGCCTCGACCTCACCGTGAGACGCTTGGTCAATCCCTGCGTCATTCAGGGTCTTCTCATCCACAGTCAACCGAAAGAACGGATAACCGGGTGGCAAGAGACCCAGCAGCAGTTTTGACCCAAGGTTCTTAACAGCAGCCGCTCCCAAACCCTGGTAGGGTAGGTAATGGTCACTGCCTTGGGAGGCTTCATCGGGTGGAACTAGGGAGGGAATTGTGACGGATGCACAAGCCTTCGCTCGGTTCAAGTAGGCTTCGCGCTTCGAGCTGAGGGATTTATATCTCCCAGCTAATGTATGCGCTTCTGCCATTCAAATGTCCTTATTAAATGTTCAGGCCACTCTTTCCCTTGGCCTTTCCTGACTTATCACCGGTATTAACTCCCGGTCGCTTGAGGTCTCGCCTCAGTTTCTGTCGGGTGTTTTTCCGCTTCTTGCCGGTCTTGTCGTTATTCGCCGGCTTCTTGCCCACGGAGACATCACCGGATTTAGCCGGGGGCGGTGCAGGCGGCGGGGGCGGCGCAGGTGGTTTTACTGCTGGGTCATCGAAGATTCCCATCTTCAGTCTCCTCGTCGTCCATGTTCTCGATGTATTCGATGACTTCACGCCTTCCAAGCTTCTGGTCGATAACCCTCAGATCGTCTTCCGGTTCTATCCGGGTGTTGAACGAATCGTTGAGCCATTCGATCAGTTGTGCTCTCAGATAGGCGTTATGTCCTATCCTTAGCGAAGCCATTTGTTACCGGACCCCAGCGAGGACAGGTTCTTGAAGCGTGAAGGTCACAACCTCACCATCAATCTTCGTTTCCCCTTCCTTAACCTTGCTGTTTTTGTTGGCCAGGGCTTTCTCCGCGTCTTTCTTACTCGGGTACAGATCGGTTGGATTGGACGGGAACTCGACAGTCTTACCGGTATCCCGGTCGCGGACTCCAAATACGACCATAGGTTTACTCCTTCATCAGTTTGTTGGCTTCATCGATTCGACCTGCAGATTCACTCCGCTTGGTCTTCTGGTCTTCTGCATAGCGTTCTGCAGCTTCAAACGCAGCGTTCTCCTTCTCGTTCGACTTGCGGATACGCTTGGACTGGGCTTTAACCTCAGTCAGTGCGAACTTAATGAACAGCGTTTTGAATGCTTGGGCTAGACTTAGAAACATAGGGTCTATCTCCTGTTATGATTTGCGTTGGGTCTGGATAAGCTCACGTTTGGAAAAGAAGACCATCTTCTCCGCGTCATACAGAGAGTCATTCCCTGGCTTACCGTTACCCTGGCGTAGAGCAGCCTTGCGCCAGATCGCTTTGAACACGTTGGCTTCAGCCGGGGTCATTTCCAGGGCTTCAATGAGGTCGTTACACTCAGCGGTGTAGGGCTCGGCGTCCTCGTCTGTGGGTTCTTCCACATCGGTCTTGTAGTAGCTGTTGGAACCACCAGAGAGCCGTGAGTCGGTAGAGCTTGGTGTCTGTCCCGAGGTCGGGACTTCAGGTTGTGGGATACTACCCACCACAAGCTCCAATTGCAACTGGCACTCTTCAAGGTCCAGCCACGTACCTGTGGTGAACCAAACCTTCTGACCACCGAACCGTCTCAGTCCGTTTGTCGTCTCTACCTCGTCGATCATTGTTGTGTATCTGGCAGGGCCTACGTCGCAGAGGAATGGTTCTCCACTCTTCTTACGGACAATAGCGCCTTCCTTAATCTGATCTGGGGTCATACAGCTTTACCTCCTGTTTATTGGTGTTCCACTCGCCATGGCGCAGAATCCTTGAGACACGAGCCTGCAGTAATGCGGCCTCCTCGTTCAGACCTTGGCGCTCGAAGTTGGCTTTCACGACATCCCACATGTCTTCGGCATCATCCTTGGTCCATCGGGTTTCAGTCGTATCCTTACGCTTGCCAGACTTGAAGGTGTGTTCATAGGACACCGGCTTCTGAAGGTTCTCAAGGGCATCCAAGGCAGTGTCGAAACCAACCTGAGGACATCCTGGGTAACCATCTGTCTGGTCTCCGGCCAATGCCTGAGCCAAGTGGAACCGGTCGGCATGTTCTCGGGACACTTCCCACGGTTGATAATCCTTGTCGGGATTGAAGAGCCAACCTGGGATGGTCTGCATGTCCTTATCAATGGACACGATGATTTTCTTGGCCTTTGGTTTGTACTTCGGGTTGGTCGCGAGGATGCCCATCACATCGTCAGCCTCAAGGTTGGGCCTCATGACAGACTCGTACTCTTCTGCGAGTGCTTCTTTCAGCTCACGTAGAGCCATGGGTTTTCGGCCACCTTTGCGGTTGCCTTTGTAAGTCGGGAGGATGTCATGTCGCCAGTACCGGCCTGTTGGACAGGACCAAGTGAAGATCACCTCATCAGCTTTAAGCTCTTCCTTGAGGCGTTCAATCTTACGGGTCGCGTGTCCAAAGGCGGTGTCGAAGTCAGAGTAGAGAACCCAGATGCCATCCGGGAACTCCACTTCATGTTCAGCCACAGAGGCTGCTTCATAGGCGAAGACATCTCCGTCCAAAAGAAGGACGGTCTTGCTCATCAGTGGGTCTCCTTCCACGTTGTTCCAATGTCGTAGTCACATGCCAGGGGGCAGCGGAACTTAAAGAATTGCTCAGTCTTCTCGATGGCTTTCTGGGACAGTTCGCCAAGATTCTCGCCAATCTCATGGCTTCTCACGGCGATCTGAACCTCATCATGCACCCAAGCACAGAACACAAAGTCACCGTCCCAGCCGTGCTTCAAGCCAGCCTCAAGGGCCAGCTTCTCAAGCTCGACACACCACTTCTTACAGATGAGTGCGCCTGCGGACTGGAGCAAGGTGTTTAGGGCTGCGTGTTCAGAACGGATGGTCAACCTGCGGCCATCAAGACCCTTGAGGTCACCGTTCTTACCTACGGCTTTCTTCACTGCGTCACGGAGCTGGCGGATTGCCGGGGTGTTATCCAGGAACTTACGCTTGAGCTGTTTACCCTTGCGCTTCTTCTCTGCGGACGTTCCGTTGGGTACAACGATGGAGCCAATCTTCTCGTCACCACCGCCGTATAGAAACGCATAGATGAAGGTCTTGGCGATCCCACGGATACGCTCATGTTCCTCGTTGTCCTCACCACGCTCTGTTCCGGGAGGGACTAGGCCGAGGGCCAGTACGTTAGCCCAGTGGATGTCACCTTCCAGAATCTCCTTGATATAAGCACCACCGTCCCACCTCGCCATGAAGTGACCAAGGCACCGGAGTTCCAGACCTGAGGCATCTGACCCGAAGAGGCGCCAGCCGGGAGGTACTGTGAAGAGTTCACGGCACTCAGCCCCATAGAGGGCCTTAAGGCTTGGCACTTGGGCCACGTTGGGTTGGCTGTGGGTCGCTCGACCGGTCACCGCAGCGTTGGTGTTCACGGAGCCATGGATGAACCCGTGCTTGTTCACGACCTTGAGCCATGCCTGCTTCCCATCAGCAAGTTGGCCCATGCGCTTATCAAGCGTCAGGTAATCAACGATGAGCTGGGCCTCGGGATAAGCCAGAGACGACAACGTGTCCTCATCGACCTTGGGCTTGCCTGTGTCCGTGAAGACCTCAGGTTCCCAGCCATACCGCTCGATCATCACCTTGGCGATCTGGTCGCGAGAACTGGGGTTGAACTCCACGAGATTCACAGCGGTAAACAGAGCGCCTTCCGTGCGGTCAGCCTTCAGGACATCCTTGCGATATCGGATGGTACGCTTGGGCTTTCTGATGCCCTGGCTCTCATACCAACAACCGAAGGTCTCCTTGAGCTGGCTCTCGACCTCGACGTACTTGGCCCGTAGTTCCATCTCCAGTTTCTCCGCGTTCTCAACGTCAAAGTAGAAACCGTTGCGTTCCTGCTGGGCCATGAGCCATGCGATATCATGCTCAAGGGTAATGGCCGTGGGACTGTGCTCACGCTTATCCAGCGCCTTGAAGAGCTTGACGGTTACCCGAACGTCCTGTTCGCAGTATTCCAGCATCTCCTCAGAGTAATGCTCCCAGTCAGTCTCCTCACCGAACTCGTCCTTGAGTTCCTTAAGGCGGAAGCCCCAGGCCTTCAGAGAGTGAGACCCAGTGAGCTTGGGCGGAAGCACAGGTTTCCCTTCCCGTTGCTTCAACTCCATGGATAGCATCCGAGTGTATTTCGCAAGGCGTTGAATCTCAGCCTTATCATCCTCGTCCTGCTCTTCCTTGAGCGTTATCTCCGTCCGCCGTTCAATCGCACCGTCCAGTTTCTTCTGGGTTTCCTGAATCTTGCGGTATCTCCGGGTTCTCGGGAGGTCTTTATCCCCGATGTTGGAGAAGATGAGACGAGAGGCGACCATGGTGTCGAACAGGTTGTCTGACCTGATGACGCGGCCTGAGAGTTTCTCTAGGGCAGGGTGGTCGTACTTGATTCCGTTATGGAAGGCTATTAGATCGGCTTTCTCGCAGAGGTCGATGAAGGCGTCCATTTCTCCGGGTCGGAACCGGTAGATGTCACCTGTGTCGATGTCCTCAGCGACAGCACAGTGGAAGAGGGAGACCGTATCGAGAAGACCGTTCGCTTCGATGTCTGCTGCTAGTCTCATCCGTCAGTCCTGCCCTCCGGGTTGTATATAATGTCTGTCCCAAGGAGGTAGAACGAAACGGTGTCTTCCGCTACTATTTTCCGCATAATGTGGTTACGGAAAGGGTCGAGGAAGGGCGTGTAGTTTGCTTCGTTGAGAAACTGATACATCTCATCCCGCGTCAGTTCGATGTAGTCAATATCTCGGTCTTGCTCAGCGGCCTCAACCTTGGCCTCGCGAACCTGTTGCATAATCGGTTTTCTTTTCTTCAGGTTTACTCGCATAGCTATACCTCCTGATCTTCAAATGGAGACTTCGCAGCCACCTCGATGAGGCCTGTCTCTGAGTCGTAATTAAGGGGAATGGTTGCCCCGGTGCTTTGTCCGGTGTAACGGTCCTTCAGTATCCTGAAGATCGTAGTCTGCCTTTCGATGGGGTCGGATGCCTGCTGGTTACGCTCCAGGCCAAACATGAAGTAAGACCAGAAGCCAATCGCTCGGCTACCCTTGAACTGCCTGATCGTTGCACGACCACCTTCCTCGTGCGGAGCCCCTTTGTCCGGGGTCGTAAGGTGAGAGATGAGGTGAATTATGATGTTGTGACGCTTGGCCAGTGAGCCCAGCCTTGCCATTACATCCTCAAGTTCTTCCTTCTCGTCTTTCTCACCGCCTGTCGCCAGTGCAGTCAGATGGTCGATATAGAAGAATTTGACACCCTGAGCAGCCAGGAAGATGATCGCTGGCTCAATCTCATCGAAGTCCGTACAACCGAATGAGTCCCAGATATTGACCATATCGAGAAACTCTTCGTCTGCCAGAACCTCATCCATCTCCCTCTGTTCCCAACCGGAGTCAGGCACATGGAAGGTGCGTCCAGCTACTTTACCGGCGATGCGTTTCCCCAGTTCTTCCGGGGACATCTCCATGTAAATTGCTGCCACAGGTTCACGAAGAACCTTAACGTCATAGGCCATGGACTGGGTAAAGAGGTCGGTCTTGCCAACCCCGGTGCCAGCGCCAAGGGTATAAATCTCACCGAGACGACGACCGTAGGTCAGCTCAGTCAGCTCCTTGATGAACCAGTCGTAACCCCATTGGATAGGAGCCTTGATTGAGTCCACGATGTCCGACATCTTGAGCAGACCGGCGGGCTGGTACTTCTTGGCAGACCACACGGCTTTCGCTAGGTCTTCCTGTCGTCCAGCCTTGAGCATGTCGCTGGCGTCTTTCAACGGCAGGTCGATGATCTTCACGTTCAGATGCATGAGCAGATTGGCGCATTTCTCAACAGCTTCCTGACCGGCGTCATCCATATCGAACGACAGCAGGATTTCATCGAAGTTACTCAGGTAGTCCAGGTTCTTTGAGATGACCTTGTGGGCACCCTTGGAACCGGTGGGCACAGAAACAACGGGATACTTGTTCCCTTGCACCTGACTGAATGACAGAGCATCCAGCTCCCCTTCCGTGATGATTATCTTGCGACCACCCTGGAACAGGTGCATACCCATGAGATAGGAGCCGGGGTCGCCCAACCCGATGAAATCCTTATTCTTGAATCTCACCTTCTGAGCCTTCAGTCGTCCCTTTTCGTCACGGATATCCGCGATGTGGACCAACTGACCATTGAAGGTTCCGATCTTGTAGCCATACTTCTGGCATGTCTCTTGGTGAAGCTTTCGGCTCTTGATGGGTCGCACCTCGCCGTCTAACGGCTTGAAGTCCAGCTTGGGTTTGGAAGCCTTGGGAGCCTCCTCTCCATCTGCTGGTTCAAAATGCTCACAGCCAAAACAGTAAGCATGGCCATCCGAATACCGAGCGAGGTTATCCTTAGAGCCACACTCGGGGCAGGGCTCCTTCCGTAAGAACTCGCTCTCAGATTCCATTACAGCGACCCGTTACGGAGACTCAGGCGGTACGCATTGTTGTACTGCACGACAAGCTGAGGGAGTTTCGTGGCGATCTGACCATGAGTCCCAAACATCAGGACGAACTCCATCTCAGTCCGAAGGAACTTAAGACGTTCACGGTGAGCAGGAACATAGCGGACATAACCATCGCCAATGTCCTCACCTCGCATGGCGTTCTCCGTACCACGCAGCTCATGAACACGAGCAGCCAACCGTGTGATGCCGTAGTTATTAATGGCTTCCCACGCGGTAATCCCGCCGTTCTCCTCAACGTGACGTACTACCTTCTGACATTGAGTCAGACCTGGGGTCGGGTTTAGTTTGTGTACTGCGCCCATAGGCACCTCCTGTTTAAATAATGGTTTGGTAAAGGGGCTCGGCCTCGTGGTGGATACAGCTCAGGAAATCAATGAGGCCATTGAGAGCTTCCTTTTGGGCTTCTGTGTACTGATCGTCAGAACCGACGACAACCACAAAGATAGAGTTCTCGTTATAACGGGCATCGCAATTTCCCACGGTTTCCTCTTTACGAGCAGCCGGGTAGTTACCATGGCCTACAACGTCTCCATCCCTGAGAATGACGTAATGACAACCGAGGCCATTACAGCCCCGGTCGCGGTCCATACACTCAACGTCCCATGCGCTGAGATCTTCCTGACCAGTACCGGTTCCCATGACCACAAAGTTCGTGGTCTTATCGCGGGGTCGATACATTTCATTTTTTCCTTAAATCGTTATCGTGGGGATAGTGTTCAATACTGAAACGGATGGTCTCTTCACCTTTCGGAACGATGTACTTAACGATGTGCAGGTCGTATATCCTGTTGTCGTTGAAGTCATATCGCTGCTGAAGGCAATCAATGAAGGGTTTCAGGCAGTTATCGATGTCCGAGGCTTTGTTGCTATAGTGGACTTCGATGGTCAGTAGTAGATTGCCTTCCGTTGGCAGATCAAGGTCAGGCAGATTCCTCCGCATGTGGTTTTCGTACAGACGATAGGCCTTGCTCTTGACCTTCTTCCCGAGGTAACTCTGGTTCGCAGAGAGAGGCTTAAGACCTGTCTCTACGGAAGTCATACGAAGTCGTCGTCATCCTCCTCGCCCTCTTCGGGAGAGTTGGACTGATCGCTGAACCCATTGTCCTCGCCATCGTCGTTGTCGAACTCATCCTCTTCAAAGCCATCGTCGTAAGAACCAAAGCCGTGATCTTCTGCAGACCGAGCGCTGGGCTTGGCCTTCTTGATGATCTGAACAGCCTCAGGTTCCAGCCGGAGGCCGACCTCGTTCTTGTTCTTCCAGGTGAAGAGCCGCATGTTTACAGCCACGGTCGAGCCTGGGTATACAGCCGGGAGTTCGGCCTCAGCGTCTGACTTATTGGAGCCAATGAATTTACCCTTGGCGTCGAAGAACTTAACGGCTTTCTCGAAGGCAGCCTTCCCTTGGCCAGCGATACGCCTCATGTTGATGTTGAAGGTAACTTTGCCTTCCTCCTCATTAATCTCGTACATCGTACCGGTCACCTTGACCTTCTTACCGGCCTGGACCTTCATCTTCTCAGCGTGGTCAGCTCGGGCCTCATCAAGCTCTTCACACAGAGCCATGGCCTTCTCGTCATAATCCATGATGAGCTTTACGCTATACTTACCTTCCTCATCGAACTCGTAGTCCGCCTTGGTCAGGTACGGGTAGTTCGCAACGCCAGGTGGGGTCGTCTTGAATTGAAATTTACTCGCCATTATGCATTTCTCCTGTAACGGTCTCGTGTCCAGCAGTAAGCGATCCATGCTGTATCTGCGCCTTCCTCATCAGCAAGCTGAAGGAAGACCTCAAGCGGTACGCTCATCTTCTGGTCGATCAACATGTGAAGTTTTGTCTGTGCGGAAATCTGGACCATCAGAGCCTCCTTGTGTGTCTTTATCCATAGGTAAGCCATTTAAATAGAACTGGTAAGCAGGCACGACGACCCAGAGGTTCACCGGGGGCACATCATTTGATAGGACATGCTCCTGAAGCGCACTCGTCGTTGCCGATCTCGTCAAACGTGTTGTTCTCGTCATCCTCAACATCCACGGGTGAGAGCTTGGCGACGTACTCTTCGTACTGCTCCTTGGTTACAACCTCCTGAGGTAGGTAGGGATAACCCAGGTCTGCAGCGGTCTTCGTGGGGTCAGTCCGGTAGAGGAAGGACACACCGACATAGACATCCCAGTTATCCAGGAGCCAATCGATGATTGCAGGGACTTCCTCGGGGTCGTAACTGATCGTCACGCTGGTGTTCTGTTGCGTCCAGTTCTCTTGCAGCAGCTTGTACCGTTCGAGTTGGTCTACAGCAGACTCCAGGTTCACCTCTTTGTCATCCACCTTGTCAAAACCCACACCGTCATACTTAACGGGCATGGTTACGATGACATTGGCCTTATCAAAGGGATGGTCCATGACCTTGTAGTTGGCCCGGTCCAGCTTCTTGACCAGTGGGTCATGCTTCGAGAAGTTGATGTTGTTGAAGATGTAGCGTCCAAGCGGTTTGTGAACACCCTCGGTCGTGTCCATGACCTTGCTCAAGGTTCCTGAAGGCTTCACACAGGTCACGTTCTTGGGTCGTGGTGTGTTCAGCTCATCAGCCATTGAGTAGGCCGCGAAGGTGGCGTTACGCTCCATGTCCTTGTAGTCGTAGGCAGTTAGGTCAGGGCGCTTAGCAATGCCTGTCAGACCAACGCCACAGAGTCGGAGATGGAAGTTGTTAAGATGCCATGACTCTTGCAGGACACCATCCCTAAGATCGACACAGGTCTGCCGGTAGTTGGCTCGGGCAGCGATGCGTAGGGCTCGGAGCAGGCCAACGGTGTCACCCTTGAACTTGGCGACATCAACCTCGGTCAGATTACAGAAGGACTTGTTACCCAGCAGAATCTCAACGCAGGGATTGGCGCCTTTGAACCACGGGGCTCGACGCAGGGCTTCCTCACCATTGATGAAACCTGGCTCAGAACCACCAGCTTCCTGCATCAACTCGAAGATATGCTCCAGCTCTTCCTTCAGCGGCTTCTTCTTGAACAGCAGACTGTTGTTGCTCTGGGTGCGATGCTCAAGGCCGTATTCCCAGAAGTCCTTCTTAGCGACAGCGAACTCGCGCCACTCGGGTTCATCCACAGGGAAGATCGCAATCTCAGCACTACGGCGTGACGAGAGGACGGTGCCCAGCAGGTTCTCAACATCGAGAATGTCCATGCGGGTCAACATCTGGCCAGCCTTGCGGTTCATGATCTTGGCGATCTTGGTGTAGGCCTCAGCGATCTGCTCATCACCTGAGGAAATCCAGCCGTAGCCAGACAAGCGTTCACCGGCAGGACGAATCTGAGAGAAGTCCAGCACGAGCTTACTGACGTTGTGTTTGCCAGCCATGAGTTTGCCGATGGACTTGGCCCAGGCCTTGGCGCTATCGCCTACCGTGATGGTCCAGACGCCATCCTCGACGGTCTCACTGTTCCACTCGTTGCCACCTTTCTCGGTCCTCTCGGAGCGGATGACTTCGATATCAGGAATCGGCTTGAGGAAACCGGTCAGGGTGCCAATCACTGGGCTGAAGCCAACGCCACAACCTTGGAGCAGCAGCCACAGGCTATCCACTACGTCATACACGGTTTCGACATTGAGGAAGGAGCAGTTGAACTGGGAGGCTTCACGGCGCTTGGCGACATCCGTGCCACCGAGCCATAGAGTCCGTCCCGAGGTCGAGACCTTGCGATCAAGCATAAGCTCTTGCAGTTCGACCAGTTCGTCCTCTTCGGCCTCAGCCAGGTTACGACCCGCAGATCGTTCCCATAGCCATCTCTGGTGTCCGATCACGCGCTCAACGGTCATAGGCCATGTCTCGAAGACAGAGCCATCGGCTGTGAGCGGTCGGTTATATGTGCGCCGGGTAACAACCTTCGAGCGCATACTTTGTTTCGTCATTGTGAGTCCTTTCATTTGGTAGGTTTAGCGGTAAGACGCCTCCAGATTTGTCGTGGGGTCGGGAAGGGCACGAGGACACCTAGAACAATGGCCCAGTACCAAGGGATACCATCCTTGAAGATGTTCTCTTGGCTCTCGATGGCCTCCACGTTGTTCTTCTGGGTTGACGTCTCCTTGTTGGTCACGGTGTCTGATTGAACGGTTACGGTCCCTGAGTTCTCACTTATATCGTTCTCGTTCTCAGCAGTTGATGACGCCTCGTCAGAACCGACAGAAGCCTTATCGTCACCAACCTCGACTGAAGCAGAGGGGCCTCCTCCTGAGGCCATCCCTGCGAAAGAACTGAGGGCTCCAAGCCCGGAGCAACCACCAAGGAGGGCAAGGAACATCATGATGGACAGGTAGTATCTAGCCATCGGTTAACTCCCAAGGGAGAAACGTGGTCAGCTCACGAACCTTCATTCCTGGTCTCCAAACTCGTCCATCATCATGTCGTCAACGTCCGGGGCCATGTCGAAGTGTTCCCCGTACCCAGGCCAGTTATCGACACCAGCCTCTTCCAGACCAATGAGTTGCGACTCACTGCGCAGAAGACTCCGTAAACGCGCTTCGTCAATCACGTAGGTCTTGCTCATCGCTTATCTCCATTCCCAGTTAATTTTCCACGGCTCTGACGGTCGGCCAGCTTCTTCAGATTGTTCTGCGCTGCGTCATGCATGGGGATACCCAGAAGGCCCAGTAGTTGCGCCATGTACCAGAGGGTGTCACCACATTCGGCTTCGATTTCGTCCCGGAGTGTGTCCAGACCATAATCCCCACGTAGGAACTTCTTGACCTTACCGGCCACTTCACCAGACTCGTTGACGAGACCCAGTGTGAGGTAACCCAATGCTGTTTCCTCTGGGTAGACAGCGGTCTTCGCGGTTTCTTCTTGATAATCGTTCATGTGCATAGGGTTATCCCTCCAGGTTTTTTCCAGTTGTGATGAGGCTCCAGCCTTCCTGAACGCCTTCCCAGGCATCAGCAGTGAGTCCTTCGAGGTCATCGGTATTGCCAGCCAGCGTGTCAACGAAGACAGCCAGCGGTACAAACACGATCATGCCCAGTCCGAGGAAACGGACATAGGCGAAACGGAAGGTTTTGAATGCGAGTTTCTTAACCATTGGTCAAAGCCCTCCATGAGACTGCCAGTTCTTCCGGCATGAGTTGGTCAATCGCATAGGCAAACGCATTGATCTCTTTCTGAGCGTGGCTGTCCGAGCGTTGTCCGAAGACACGGGCATAGGCCGCAAGACTTCCGGTCTCGACCCACTCGGTATAAGTGGCCATCGGGAGAATCTCTCGGGCCTGCTCTGGGCAGATGTTCTCGTTGAAAATCAGGTGGTTATACAACTCAGCGATGTGGTCATAAAGATCACCGACTGTCTGCGAGATCGAGGTTGATAGTGCATGGGGCTCATCACTGGAGCCTTGCTTGATGCTCGGGGCCTGGAGACGCCACTCCTGAGGGATATGGAACTCTGGGGGTGTACTCACATAGCGCCGACTGATCTCATTGCGGGTAACGCCAATCTGGTGTTTGAACCATTGTCTTGCAATGAAGAATGGGGCCTTGATGCGGAACTTGAGTTGTACCTGAGCGAACGGTGTCCAATGAACAGCCATGCGCCGGAACTCCATGAGTCGATCACGGATATACTCGCTGTTGTCCGATGTGGCTAACGTAAATACCAGATCGTCAATTTCACCCTTGGGACAGCCCCGAGCCAGAAAACCGATAAGGCCTTTGTCCCGGTCAGTCAACCCGGCCGATACCATAGAGAAGGACACTCGGGCCGCATTAACCACGGACAGGTCATTACCCATCCGGTCAATCAGCGTTACAGCACTGCGTTCATCGTTGAGTGGGTCAATAATCACTTGAGGCTCCCATCACCGTTGTACTTGCTGCGGCTTTCTTGGGGATGCCGACCTAGACGAGTGCGGAAGTGCGCCGTTGGGCTTGGCGACTCACGGTGAATCTCATGGAATCTCTGCATGTTTCGCATGATCAGTTTTTGCTGTGGGCTAACGATCTCGAAGCCACCGATTGTTTCGTTCATAAGCGCACCTCCTGTGGTGTCATTTGGTTTTAGCGTTGGTTTATCCATAGGTAAGCCATTTAGAAACGAACGATTCCTTGGATGGCTGTGAAGGTGAAAAACACGTGGTTAAGCTCGATGCCGACACCCTTGTATGTGTATGAGAGGAGAAGCCCAGGCATAGGCACGATGGAGAGGCCTAGGTCGTCTTTGTAACCAGTGGCAGCAGCCAGACCACCACCCAAGCAGAACTGTCCGTTCCCCATGTTTGGACACATGGACTTGGACACTCGGGCAATGACTGAGGGTTTGCTGTAGCTATTGGTCACTCGCATGAGGGCGTAACCGGTGGCCCACTCAAGGTTGGGGTCGGTTTCATCCTGAACCAGATGGCGGTATTCATAACCGATGGTGTTGTGTGTCTCGTTAAAGCCTTCGCCATCGTTGTCGGACATATGGGAGGACCAACCTCCGATAATTGCGGTGTGGTCTGTGCGTGTCTCAGCCTCGGTGGGTTCAGAGAGTAGAAAGAGGATGGCGAGCGGTATGAGCAGAGAATGGTTTAACATGAATGGAACCTCCAGAAACGAGAAAACCCCAGCCGAAGCCGGGGTCGAGGATGTGTTTATCCATAGGTAAGCCATTTAATTTTCTGGAGGTCAGAAACGAAAAAACCCCAGCCGAAGCCGGGGTCTTAACTCTCTGTCTGTGTCTACTGCGAGTTCGCGATGATCGTCAAAAGCAGCATAATGATTATGATTGCGAGGGGAACCCCATCGTCATCATTCACCTTCATAGGCCGTCTCCTACCGTGGTATATGTCGCCATGTCTTTCCTTCTGTGATCTTCGAGATGGTCCTGGGATCGACTCCCAGTTCCTTGGCCATATTGTACGCACTCTTATGCTTCGATCTCAAAACGTACATGACATCCTCCTCGGTTAACTTAGCGCGACCACTTCGCTCTCCTCGGGCGCATCGACCTCGGGCAACTCTATCCGCCACGTTGTCTGCATGGGTTCCCAGCACGAGGTGGTGAGGGTTGATGCAGTTGGGCTTATCGCAGGTATGACGCACGACCATGTTCTCTGGGATAGGACCGTGGGTCTGTTCGTAGTTCAACCTGTGGCAATACTTGAGGCCACCGCCGACTTTGATCTGTACGTGGCCATCTTGAGTCGTGGTCCTCCCGATCACTAACTGGCAACCGGTCTCCTCATAAAACTTAACGGGCAGTCCATTCAATGGATTAATATCTACCTCCTGTTGGTCTCGATATAGAGACAATGGGTTATGCAAAAGCGTAGTCCGACTTAATGACGGACTCGATGTCGAGACTTCCATGTTCAGGTAAAGACGGTACTTCCTCCCGGAGTTCAGGTGGGAGCTGGGCCAGGAACTCATCCCGGAGCTGCCCGAAGTAGTCATTCCGGTAAAGCTCAACGAAGGCCTCCCGGATAATCTGGAAGAAGCGCCCGGTGTTAGCAGCATGAACACCAAACGAGTCGTGGATAAGCGCGAAGCTCTTCATACCCTCTTGTACCGACATCGAGACCAGTTTCAAAAGGTGTGAGGAGTCCAGGCTATGTGTCACGTTGGGGCTGATCGCGTTGCCAGCACGGACAGTGTCCATGTTCTCCTGCTCCTCACGGATGGAGAGCTGCATACGAGAACCGAAGAGCCTGGTGTTGATCTGACGGAGCTTGGACTGGCGGTAAGCCTGCATGACCGGGAACCCGAGGTTCGTTGTCCAGCGGACGGGACGACCCTGAGCCGCCACCAGTTTCGCAGTCTTCTGCATCCACTCCATGATCTCCGCAGCCTTAAGCACGGTCTCACGGACATACTTGTACAGCAGACGGGCCATGGCACCAGCAGCCATGAAGCCATCCCCAGAGAATGGGAACACACGGTTCGCCTTATCCTCGCTGTAGCCCTTGGACAACAGGTTATCCCTTTGCTTCTTGAGAGGGCCAAGGGTGTCCTCCATGACCTGCTCCCGGAAGCCATACTCCTTGGAGCCATACGGAAAGGTCATAACCGAGCGTTTCACATGCTTACGGGTAAGCCCGAACTGGAGCCACTCCCAGTAGGCCATGTGGTACTCAAGCTCACGTTTAACCTCACGCTGTCCCTTGTTGAGCTTCTCATCGCCCATCACCTTGTTCAGGAACGCAGGCCACTTACGGTTATCCGCGCCTTTGATATTCTTCAGGTAGTAGGTCTTCGCGTACTCTGCGGCCTTCCGCAGCGCCTCCTCACGAGACTCCGCGCCACCCACGGTCTCCTCCATGTGGGCTTGGACCTTGTCCATGACCTCAGAGTAGATATCCTGAGGTTCATCCGAGGGAATCAAGTTCACCGCAGAGCCAGTGATTTCACACCGCAGCGCCATCCCCAGGTTCTGAAGCCCTGAGCAGGAACCATCCAGATCGATCGGCATGTGGGACACGTAGTCCGCGCCTTCAAGCTGGATACCCTTCATCTCGACACAGGCGGCGTATGCCTGGAATGGTTTGTCGGCCTCTTCCCAGAGACGGACTTCGATTGGGTCATCAGCACATGCAGTGAGTGTGGTCCAGTTCTTCTCAGTCCATGCGACACGCTCATCGAAAGACACCTTGTCCACGCCAAAGAGGTTGGCCACATGTACCTTGAACCACCACAGACCTTCAGGCCCGAGACGCCTACCTTCGGAGAACTCCAGCAGACCTTTGATCCAGTCCGCAGTCTGGGGGTTGAGGTTGGGCACCGCGTACAGGCGACCCCGGAAGTCCAGTTGGTGTGGGAAATAGATAGACTCGAAGTCCATGAACCGCTTGGCTGTACCCATGATGAGATTGAAGTTCACCCGTTGGCCTTTCCGAGAGACATTCTCATCGAAAGCCATAGCCGCTTGCTTGCGGTAGTTGTTCCAGATGACTTCCCGTTTCTCATACTCAGGATGGACCGGGGGTTTGGGCGGTTTGTTGAAGGGGTTGGCCTTGCACTCCTCCGACCACTTGTACACGAGTTTACGCTGGGCGCTGTGTTCCTTGCCCCACTCCGGTTTCTCAGGCACTGGGACATTCTCCAGTTCAGGCATCTTGGAGCCAGGAACCGTGCGGCCAATCTCCCGGAGCTTGCCATGCAGCGCAACCACATGCTTACGGATACGCCAAGGGGTCTCCTGTGCAGCGTTCAACGCACGGATTACCTCAGGCATGTGAGCTGATTTTAGCTCTTCGAGATAGTCCCGAGATCGAGTCTTGACCATCCGAACCGGACGGTTATACGCGCTCAGATAGCCACCCCCGTGGCTCATACCGTGGGACCAGCGAACCGGAGGGATGCACATGGGCTCCCGAACTGGGGTTAACTCAGCGACCTGCTCAACATTGTTCGTGATCCAATCGATCATCTCTTGGGTGGCAACGATGTGCTTCACAACCTTCTGACGACCATTCTTGTTTGGCTGTGCGATGTCCTTGACCTCAAACCTGGAGGCGAACAGGGAGGTAGCAACCTCAACGAGGTATTGCCCGGTCTGGAGCTTCTTCTTCTCCGACCATGGGTCACGCTCCACGCTGGCCATCCGAGCGATACGAACAGCGGAGTCCATCTTGTGCTTGGGGTCGTTCTTCTGGTCGATGCGACGTTGGATGACCTTCAGCAGCTTGTCGTCCTCAGCCTTCAGACTCGCGAGAAACAGCTCATCTTCAATGGCTTTCCCAATGTTTACAGCCACTGTGGCGTATGGCGTTGGCTGTGAGATCGATGCAATGATGTTCTGGAGGGTCAGCATGGCTGCTTCACGAAAGCCTATAGAGGCGATCTCAGCGTCTGCTAAGGCATGGACCGCTGGTTTACCTCCTTGGGATTTACCAGCAATCTCTTCGTGGAGGTTAATCAAGGCAACCGCAAGATCACCGACCATGTGACCTATGAAACGGGAGCCATAGGATGTCTTGTCTTCATGACCCGCATCCCTACGTTTCTGTACCGCAGCCTCGAAGCGTTCCTTGCCTAATTCGTAAGACCTCCATTCAAGGTTAATCTGTTCCTGGTACAACTCAGGGTCAACCTGCATGTCGATGGTGAGGTCTGCACGTTGGTTCACATCATTCATAAATAATAAAGCCTCTAATTGGTCTTACAGTTAGGTCTTAAGGTTTGTCCTTAGGTTTAACCTAAGGTTTAGGTTCTTACTGTGTGATAATTACTGTTGGTTAAGACTTAAGGTCTGCAGTGGGTCACAACCCAAGGTGATAACCCAGGGTTAAACCTCCTGTCCTTAGGTAAGCCATTTAATGACTCCATGGAACGGGGTCGAGAAGATACCGATGTCGTTACTACTTTGCAAATAAAAACCCCAGTCGAAACCGGGGCTGTTGATAGTGCTTGTTCAAATAATCTGATGGACCTAACCCATGTGCTTTGTCACATCACGATTGCTGTAATGAACATACCGGGCCAGCGATTGCATGTTCTTATGACCAGTGACCTGTTGGACCATCAGCATGTTGGGAAGGGTCTTGGCATACTTGGTCGCAGCCGTGTGTCGGCAATCATGGAGTCGCAGATGCTTGAGGCCTGTCCGGTGCTTGGCCCTCCTGAAGCGTGTCCGCATGCCCTCATAGGTGATCTTGAAGACAGGCCCCTTGACACGACCTGAGGTCAGCTCTGAGAGCAATGCTCGGGCCTTCTGATTCAGGGGTACGGTACGTGCGGTTCGCATCTTCGTGTTGGCCTTGGGCAGCGAGATGTAGGAATCCTCAGGGTCATCAAGGTCCATCCATTCCACCCTCAGGAACATCAACTCAGAGAGTCGCATCGCTGTCTCGAGTAGTAGGCTGTACGCAATGCTGTACTCACCGCCCAGTTCCTCACGTAGAAGCTCCTGCTCCTTGGCCTTGTGGATGACGTCACGGCCATCCCCGGTGCTGGGTATCTTGATCATCTTGATCGGGTTCACGAGGTCGAACATCAGCTTTTCCTGGCGGAACCACTGGAAGATCGCTGAGATGAAGAACAGCTCCTTCCTGACGGTCTCAGGACTGACGGATTTGAGCCTCGTGACCTTGTAGTCTTGGGCTGCTTCCGCGTTGAAGGACTCCAGGGTGAAGCCATCCAGTCGAATCTCCATGAGCTGGAGCATCTTGAGACGCTTGTGTTGGCTGGTCTTGCCGGTCTGCGTGGTCTGCTCCTCGAGCTTGGGCTTCAGACATTCCTCACGGTACTTGTGCAGGGCGTCAGCCATGGGGGTGCCCTTGAGTCGGTAGAAGGCTGAGACCTCGCGCTCCTTGGCCCAGTGTTTGGCCTCGGCTCGGGTGGTGAAGGTCTGACTCTTTTTAATAGTCTTCCCCGTGTTGGTTGTCCATCTGACATGCGCCCGGTATTTACCGTTGGTCTCTCTGGAGATATGCATAATGACCCACCCTCTGTAAGGTTTGGTTGTTCCGTAAAGTTGGAACCTCGCGAATGGCGCGGGGCTCACTCAGGCCAACCGCCAGAAGGGCACCGGGCTTGTCACAGCTGGTTATGTCCCGCAGGCTTACAAGGCGAGGGTCAGGGTTCGAGCCCCTCTCCACCCACCAAATCCCTTGGAAAACAACCACTTATACTACCCTTGGTTACCCAATCTGACCGCTTGTTCCGTGGCAGAGTCCGTGAGTACGGACTCATCGTCGTCCCTAAGTTCCTGAATAATAAGCTTGTTACCGGGGTCGAGTCAAACCCTTTACCGATTAAGACTCCACGATTTTGACCCGCGTAACCGCTACGGACTCTCCATCTGTGATGTCGCCCGGTTTTAACCTGGACATAAAAACCCGAGACCTCAGGAAAGCCTCGGGCGGTTTAACATTGCTCTCAATCCGTGAGCTGTTTGATCTTCTTTGCGAGAGATTCCCCCCTTTCGTTCAGGTGCCAGCACTGCACCCTATAATCGTTCTCATCGGGTTCTACTCGGGCTACATCGATCCCGGCTTTCCCCGGCCTTGCACGATGAGTTAGATTCCGAAGGTTTCTGCTGGCGGACTGCTTAGACATATCCAGTGAAGATACCGCTTGGGATACCGTTAAACCGGGTTTATCCATTAAGTGCAGGAAGCACAGCATGGTTCCCACCGGTATGTCGTTCTCGTATTCTCGAAAGAGCTGCAGAACATTTATCAGTTTCTTATTGCTCATAGTTATTCACCATTTCCTCACGGCTTAACTCAGAGGTTAAGTCCGATTGCATATAGCTCACCGGCCTCGATAGCCGGGGCTCCATCCTTAGTATACCGCTCGACCTTATCCCTATCGTTTGTGAGTACCCAGCGCCCCACCTGC